ATAATTGCTGAAAGGCTGGTCTTAACTGGTCATCTAATACGCCTGTAGTCTTTTGTAGATTGGCTATGTAAATTTCTATGGCTGGTGAACTGAACTGGTAGCCAGTATTTTTTAATTGTTGCTCTAAGGATTTGGCTGCTTGCTCATCGGCTGCAAATGCTTTAACAGCTGCTTTGCCATATCTAGTTAATGCTGTTACTGAAAATGCTGCAGCAAAGGTCTTGGCGAAACTTTTAATTTGTTTATCAAAGGCTGATACTTCTTTTTTACCCTTTTTTAATCCTTTGTTATCAAAGGTGCTTAATGCCGATACTACTAAGGTTGGCACAATTACACTCCCCTAAATCCACGAGCTGATCGCTCTTTGTAGAATCCAAGCACTTGGCCTTTTTTCTCTAATGGTAATTTTTTGTAATACTCAAATATGGCTTCATCAATAGCCTTTTGAATTCCCTTGTAAGCATCGCCTTGCTCTTCTTTCCAGGCTTTGTAAATTACTCGACCTTTATTTTTACGACCTCTGCGACCTACTGAACCTGCCATAGTTGCATCTTCTACTTGTGGTAATGCAGCTATAAATTGGATTCCAGCATTAGGGTTTAATGATGCCCCTTGTGATCCGTCTGTCTTACGGCCTGCAGTTTCATAAATAGCGCCAGGTGCAGACTCATTAGATACATAGTTGTAAACGCTATACCCTTTTCTGTTTTTCTTATTAGGGCCTAACTTATATTTAATGCCTGCTCTAGCTGTGGCTTGATCGTATGCAGGGAATGGCCTGCGCTGACCTTCTTGTGGCTCTGCCTGTTTTAGCCAGCCACTTAACACATTTTGATTGCTAGGTAAATTTTGTTTAGCCTTAAAGGTTGTTTTAAGCATGGGCGTTTTAAGGCTAGCCCTTACATTCTTATACATGTCTTCATCTATTTCATCAATAGCTTTAAGAAATTCTCTAACGCCGTTTACGACTACTGGCATTTTTTAACTCCTTAGCTCTATCGGCAAGTACTTGCATAATTGCCCTGAACATTTCTGTGTCCATATTGATAAACTCGCTAGGCGCTATCCCTGTTTCAATCGATAAGCTGGCTATCGTATAGAGTAAAGAATCACGCCCTACTATTTTTTTTCTTCGTCTAATACCTCTACAGTATCTAAGCTGTCTATAAACTCGATACCAAACACAGGTACAGTTACGTTAGCCCTACGTAAACATTCATGCGCTAACCAATAGATTTCGGTCTGGCGTTCATGCTCACGTAGGACTTTGCTAATACCTGATCCGTATTTTAACTCGAAAGCGTACTCGACACCTGGTGTTATCTTGTGCTCTGTGACTTCACCATTAGCCCTTGTTATCTTTAGCTTTGCCATTATTGCTCCTTAATTAAGGTGTTACGTCAACTACTATAACTGAGTTACAAGTAAATGTAATCGATTGAGTTGATATGTCGCCGACAGCGCCGTTAAGATCTTGTGTGTTATTGACAAGCACTGTAGTTTGATATTCTGGGTTTGTAGTGCTGATAGCTGCACTGGTGCGCTTGATTGTTAGTGGCACTGTTGTACCAAAAGCTGCCTGTAGTGTTGCGGTAACTGCACCTGATCCGCTTGCTGCATCATTATTTAATAGATCTAGTGTAATAGTAGATGCCTCTAAGCCCTTTACGAATTTGTGAGCGGTATCGCCCATTGCTGTAATTTCTAATTCATCAAAACTGCGGTTAATAGTAACCCCTGTTACATATGCTGAAATATCAACACTGTTAAGAGTAACTACCGCACCATTGGATAAAAATACGGCCATTAGTCTTGCTCCTCTTCTTTTTTGTAAGCAGGTTTTTTAACCGCTACTGGTGTGTGTGTAATCTGACCTGTCTTGGCCAGAAAGTTCTTTTCTTCTTCTGTTAATCCTTGGTATGCCATTTTAACTCCAACTCGTTAGGATTGATACAGTAATTTCTGATACTAGCAAGTCGCCACTAGCTGCGTTAACTATTGCTGGTGCAGAAACGCTAGATATGTTCATCTGATAGGTTGCAGCAGCCAGTTTAGTTACTACTGCCAAAATGTAATCTTCCATACCAGCCAGGTTGCCTTGATTGTCTAATGCTGGTTTAGTAATAAGTATTCTAAAAGTTGCTAAAGGGTTTACGCTTATTTCATCATTGTTAGATGGCGTGATATAAGGATCGCCTGCGGTGATAACCACGCTATTTGCAAGCAGTGTGGCAGGTGGAAAACTAAATACTGACCACACGCCAGCATTAGCAAGTGTTGTCGCTAATGTGCTACGTAATGTGGTTATTGCAGCTGGCATATTAACCTACCAGTGATGTTGGACTTGAATACGGCTGGATGAGGCCTCTGACCCTATTTACGAGTTGGTAACCGAGGCGGTAAGGACTCGCAGATACCCCATCCATGCCTACCCCACCAGTCTGGCTAACTTGTCTAGCTTGCCAGATATCTACGGCTACGATCATGGCCGCTTCTCGGATTGCAGGGGTGCTCGCATAAGATTGGGTCTTGTGTTCTGGGCCTCTTGCGTTGCCATAAGGTACTACTTTATGAAAATTTTGATTAGCTGCTGTTTTTGCATATTGCACAAATGAATAACCATTAGGGTAATTGACTTGGCCATATTGATACATAAATACTGGAATTAGATTAGTAGTGCCTGTGCTTGGCGGTATTGTGCCAGTGATTGTGTAAGTGCCATTAAATGTTGAACCACAAGCGCTTACTACTATTTGTTGACCTGTTACAAATGCGTTTGGATTAGCCAGCATAAGTGTTGCCACGTTATCTTGTAATGCTGTGCCTACTACTGGGGCATCATTGTGCCATAAGTATTGTTGGATTAAATCTTCTGCCGATTGACAACATTCTTCAACTGTCGCATCGGAGTAGAGTGAACCAATACCAAGATTTGCCCTTAACTCGGCTGTCGTAACAAACGTTGCTGGCATCTCTACTCCTTTGCTAATAGCTCTCTGGGGCTAGGGCTACTAAACCCCAGAGATTACTGATTTGATTTAATTAAGGTGTTGCTGCGAACTTGATGATTCCGTAAGGCATTTTGGCGATTGTTGCCATAAATCCGTAAATTGCTACCTGTACTTGCAAATTGCTTACCACGTTAACAGACATAAATGCCTGAGGTGAGCGGTAAACTGTAAATGCCTCTGGTGCAAGGATTACAGCTGAGTTATCATCAAATGCAGTCTGTGAGAAGTTCTTGTCTACGTATAGATCAAGTCCTAATACATTTCCACGAATTGAAGAAGGTCGTACATCTCCACCTGCGTTCATTGGCTGAATTGCGTTGTAAATTGGTCGACCTGTGTTATCAAGTGCGCCCATCAAAGCTTGCCATTGTGCTGGGTTGCCGATGTAGTTCTGTGCAAAGTAGCCAGTGTTCTTGTAAACAGCTGCTGCTGCTTGTGCTGTATAAGCAACGATTCCATCGCTATCTGCTGATACTGCTGATGCTGATGTTCCTGCGGCTTGTAATGCTGTTAATGCGGCAGTGTCAATAGATGTTAAATATGCATTTTGTAATTGCTGTGTTAGTTCTGCAAAAAAATTACCATTTCCAAATCCTCTTTCGAGAAGCTCTACAGATAGAGTATTCATACCTGAATACTTTTGCACTGTACCTGAAAGATAAGCAGTTTCCATGCCTGTATTTTGTACTGCGCCAGCCTCTGCCTCAACAGTTACTACTGGTGCTACACCTGTGCCGCCACCTGCTGAAGTTACAAGTGATGGTACTTGAATTGTCATACCTGATGCTGGCAGAACGCCTTGAGAACATGCATCAATTGTTGGTGTGCCAAAACGTGTGTTAGTTACAAACTCGGTTAGATATTGAGTTGGGTTAAATGCTGGGTTAGTTGAAAATGAGTCATCTGCTGCAGCAATATAGAGTTTAGATTCATCGCTACCTAGTGCAGCTTTGATCTTGTGCTCTGTGTACTTCGCCATTGAGTTAATTGGTGAACGTACTGAAGTTGTAATAAGTGGTGCTGTAATTGTAGGGCGTGCAGCTTCTACTGTAGGAGTAGCAGCCTCTGCCTTTGCTTCTTGTGGCGCTGTTGCTAAATCTTCCACAGGAGCCTCGCTTTCTTTAGTTTCGATTGGTGTCTCTGCTTCGTTTTCACTAGCAGCAACTTTAGTTACTTGCGCAGCTGTAAACGCTGGGCTTTCTACCAGGCTAACCTCTCTTAGTGTTGCGCTGGTTACATATAAATACTCTTTTTTCTGTACGGACTTATTTACATCTACACCGACTGACAAACCATCGATTAATTGCTCGCCAGCAAGGATTAAAGCATCTTGACCTTGCATAGATGCGCTGATCTTAAATGATGCGTAGATTCCGTCTTTTTCTTCGTTAAATTTTTGCATGCGGCCTATTGGGCGCTCTGGTGAATGTTGCATAAGCATCTTGACTTTGCCAGGATCGCCTATATCTATTGAGCCTTTAGCGAATACGACCTTACCAACGGAAGTATTGCCTACCTCTTCGAAAGGTACGATCTTGCCAGCGATAACTCTGCGCTCTGTATCGGCAGCTTCTATGTGGCTACTGAATGTAAGTTTCATTATCTTCTTCTCTTCCGTTAGGTGTTAGGCTTTCCATTTGCTTTGCATCATCTAAGTCAATTAGACCTAAATTTAACATTTTTTCTATTGCTTCTAAGCGTTTAATAGTGTCAGCTCTTAAGAATGATTCTTCAATTTTAAATTTTACAAGATGTCCTCGTGGCGTGACGTCATCTAAACTGAGTCTATCCTCAATCGCACAGATAAACGGCTGTAGTGAGTATGCCACAAACTCTTTGCGACCATCTAATATATTTTGATAGGTCATAGAATTATTCATATCGGCGCTTATGTAATACGCTGGCACGTTCATAGCTCTGGCAATTTGAGTAGCCAAATACTGTTGCGCTTCGTTATACATCATATCTTTAGGACTAAATCCTGTTGTTTCATAAGATAGAGTAGATGTTAAATATGCTGTAGATCTATTTTGTCTGCTTTGCTTCCATTGTGCTAATAATCCTGATACTTGTGCTTCTGGTAAATCTGCGCCAGTATTTTTAATGTAACCACTTGGCATTGGGGTTTGTGCAGATACAGCTGCGGCTTTTTCAATATCTAATGCGCTTTGTATTGTACGTGCTGCGGTAGTTAATACACCTTGTGTTAAGCCTTGAAATGTAATTAAAGATCCAACACCAGCCATAGGTGCTCTAACACCATCAATAAAATATTCTTCTACTTCTGTGCCAAACTTATTTGTTGTAAATGTAACTCTATTGTTAGCAACCCATTCAAATCGTGATGGCCTTAAATCATCTGCATATAATTCTGTTACTCGCCAATATGCAACACCATAAAATAAAAGACTATCGACAGTCCATGATATGGTGACGGATCTTGGTTGCCGATAGTCTGGTTGATCTATCCAAAGAGGGTTCCCCAACTCCTCACCACTAGACTTTTTGTAAAGTGCTAATGGCAAGTATGAAACTACACCAGCTATAAGATTTCTGCAACGTGAAACGGCAGGTACTTGCATCGCATAATTACGATCTAATCCACCTGGGAAGTTACCAACACCAGTTGTAAATGAACCATAGCCATAAGCTGTGTCCATAATGGCAGGGGCGTATTGCGCTTGGACAGTTTCAGTTTTTTTGGTTATACCCAAAGCAGACAATAGACCCATATGTATACTTTATACCATAAAACGGACTATTGGTGCAAGTTACACAAAGATTTGCGCAGTTTGTTGCGGTCTAGTTAATTGGCTTACGACCATGGCAAGGCTAATAGCAGCTGTAACATCTCCAGCCGATTTTCTACGTATTATACGCCAGCCAGCATCATTAGTCTTAGCTGCACAGTTATTTAAGTGCTGTACTAAGTCCGCTTGACCACTATGAACTAATCTAACGTTAGCCAGAGCATCTGATAAGTCTGAACAGGCCTGGTAAAAAGCCTGGCCACTACAATCCTCTATGCGCCAGCCGCTTTGTTCTAATTTAGTGGCTAAAGTCTGTGTTGCGTACTTGTCAAACAGTATTTTGTGTGGATGATACTTTTTTGCCCACTCATTAATATCACTAGCCATCTTAACCTCATCTACAGCTACTTCGCTTTGCCATAACTGGGCTAGACCCACTGCTATCTTGCCATCTTTTAATTGACCCATTACGAGCGCCCCAGATCGCCTTGTCGGTGCAATATCAAAGGCCATTATAGTCATCGGCCCGACAGGTATTTCTAGTGTGCTATCACTACATGCTTCAATAGATCCATATACCCATGGGCTTACAGCGCTATCTATCCACTGGCAAAGCATTTCAGTTCTTGTAGCTTCTACGCTGTTTGTATTGACTGATTCTTCTAAAGTTTCTTCGGATATTAAATGACCTAATGCTGGATTCGCTAATGCCCAAGCTTTGCGATCATGTATCTTACAGTGCTGTGGTGCTGACCATTCGTAATAACCTAAACTATCTGGCGGGTATGATAAACAGCGCTCTTTAAGATCATTAAGCACAGTGCTAAATCCATCACCTGCGTTACTAGTCATCAAGGTCATCGAATTAGGCCTAGCACGTGTAACAGGTAGTGCAGCTGTAAAGGCTTCCTCTGTCCACTCACGTAATTCGTCTATGTATAAGAAATCGGCAGTCTTACCACGTGGTGCATCTCTGGTGGCCGCTGCTATCTCATACCTTGCGCCATTAAGTAAGCTTATAGATTCTTGACCATTAGCCAGGCGTATCTGCCTTACCTGGTCTTTTAGAAATTGATTATCTTCTATCGTGTAACTGACCTGCCTAAATGTATCTAATGCCATATTACGATTAGAAGACATACCCAGTACATTCTTAGAACCCCATAAGAATAGATGGCTTAATATAAGCATACGTGCTAAATGGGTCTTACCATTTTGACGAGCTACCAGTATTAGAGCTGTCTTTTTACGCCAGTTATCCTGATCGTCTACACATAACAAATCATCTAGTACAAATCTCTGCCAGGGAATTAAAGGTAAACCGATCTTCTCAGCTAGATCGGCCACCTCATCCGCTTTGCTCTTACCTTTAAGTAAGGGCGTGTGAACTCTAGGCTCTGTGCTACCAATTAGCCCGACCCCTCGTTTGATCGGGATTATTTCTGCATCATTCTTCATCAAAGTTTATTGTATCTGGTTTATTAAAAGGTGAATCTGGAACGATCTGGACTGTCTTGGAGAGAGAAGGTTTGAA